GTTGCTATTTCTTCTGTCATATTGTATCCACTCATTTACGCCGAGCGATGGCGATAGTCGCATTATAACACAGTGTTTACATTCTATCCAGATGTTTCTTAGATAGTTCGTTCCAGTTTACTAACTGGAGTATTTGGTCATAGGTAATAATGCGACCAGAAACTTGTTGTATCCCATCTACAGATGCTTCATGTAACTCTTCAATAGTCTCTTCACGAAGCTCGTGGATCATCTTGATAAATCTAGCAAATGCTTCGTAGTTGTGAAGCGTTTTAATATCGTCTTGTATTTGCATTATCTAGCTGCGGAACGCATTACTTGAACCATTCTAGGTCCCCTGGACTTAACTTGTTTGTACCAGTTGCTATCAACCATTTCATCTGCGGCCATATTGTAATCATTATTCATAAGACCCTTCTTCATTTCTACAAACTTGTTTAGTTTTGTCAAGCCGAGGTTAAATGCCATATCGACCAAAGTCATCTTTACGGCTTCTGGTCTTTTGGCAAAGTTAGGGTCATAGGACTGAGCATCCTTAAATGCTTGCGTTAGACTGCGGTTGTAAAGGGTCTTTGTCTCCTTGTCGGTTAATTCTCTGCCAGCAAACAACTCGTTGATATCAATGCCTTCCTGCTTGAGGAATCTGCGGTTAGACGCATCTTCAAGGTTGAAGCCAATGCCTATTGTACGATTACCCTTGCTGTCCTTGTAAACCTTTGGCTTGTTCCCTTCGTTTAGAACAAACATATCAAAGTAATTTTTGGCTCTTTGATCTTTGACGCGTTGATTCCCAAACTGCTGGGCTGTCATATTATCTGCCATAAGAAAAATACTAGCTAAGAAGCATAGATATGCCCTACTGCATATTCTGTGTTTGTATCTCGCCCATCTGTGCAGGGGCTGTTCCAACTCTACCAATCTGTGCATTCTGTGCTTGCTGTATTTGGAACGTATACTGACCATTATACTTCTGAAGTCGAGCAGCAAATGCTTGATCAGACTGAATCCTTTGTGCAACATCAGGCTGTTGGGTGTATTGCTGTATGACTTGTAGTGCAATTTGTCCTCCAGCGGGTCTAGCCGGCATCTCAATACCTGCAAAGATTTTAGCTAGGTCATCTGTAACTTGCTCAACAACCTGTTGCTGTGCAGTTTCAACTGGCTGTAGAACGGCATCAGCCATGACGGGATCAATGCTTGCAGCGGCTACGTCTAATAGATTATCTACATTTAGACGGTTGTTAGCATTTAACTGGTTGAGTGCTACAAACTGCTGTAGTTTCTTCTCTACAGTTTCTGGGTCTGTGTTCTGCACATCAAAGTTAATTAGTATGTCAAAGTTTTCATCTGGGTTGCCCTTATCAAAGACTTGTGGGTCTGGCACACCAGTTACGCGGAAAAAGACTGCATCTGGCCCAAAGCGTTGGAAGCACTTGTAGGACATCTTAATTACCTCGGCTGTGTGGCTAAGAAACTTGTCTACTAAGAATTGCTTGCGTATCTGACTAATCTGAGCACCTTCGTCTAGTCCAACTAGTTTGTCTGCTAGAGTCAGCAGTGTGTTTTCCATCTCTACTGATCCTGTAGGCGATGGAGGCGTTGGAGCAAAGTCTAGGTCACCCTTACGGCGATACGGTATCAATCTACCAGGACCCCAGTCATTGGGAGCTTGCCCTACTGGGTGCAGGATTGGGGGTAGGGTTGCTAGGCTGTTTCTGTCTACCCTTGAGTCGCGCTCAACCTTCACTTGGTTTTGTATACCGCGAAGTATAGAGGGGATAGTTGTTGTATCGTATAGTCGTTTGCTATCCTCAGATAGTTTTGTAACTACTACTGGGTAGTCTTCGTAGCCGTTGAGGAGTTCAAACTTGGCGTAGCCCGGAACTTGTTCGTTACCGCTGAACTCCTTGTGGAATACTGTGCAGTAGATGCCTTCTGCGCCATCTTCTTGGTCTATAAGGCGTTGATACGCATAGCATATTTCAACTAGTTCATCAGCCTCGTAAGCATTGTCTGTTAGGCTTAGGCTGCGACGGCCTTCTTGTTCACGCTCGATAGAGTCAATATTTACTCCTCTATACTTTGAAATAATATAATCTACAAAGTCTTCGTCCCATCCGTCTGTGACTACTTTATTCTCTAGCTCTTGTGGGGTGTAGTAAGTTTTCCAGAAGCAGTAGGGTGCTCGCTGTGGATCGGTGACATAGGGTGGGAAGAAGAAGTCACCATCTGGAGCAAGTGTTTTAACATCAGGGGCATTGACCTGTCTGCGAACGATGGGCAGTTCTGCTACTCCAGTTTTTCGTAAGTCACGTAAAGCTTTTTTTGCTCGTTTCTTTGTAGTTCCTTCAAAGGTTGCTTGAAGCAAGGCAGTCAGTTCTTCATCGTCCTGTCCTTCCTGTATAGCCGTAGCTACATTGGGGCTGACTTGTGCAATCTGATTAAGGTCCAATTGCTGGAGAATACGTCTATCCTCTCTTTGCCATCCTATATAGGTAATCAGTATGCCTCGCTCAAGCAAGTAATTAGCACCTAGTTCCATTTCCCTGTGGAACCGAGGTATGTATCCAGAGGATACCATCCATTTCAAAAATCCAGAAACTATGCGACTACGAGCAATATCTCCGCTTTCTACAGGAAATGCTCTGACGTTGGCACGATTTAGGGATGCCATGAATAAAGATACTAGTCGAGTGATTCTCTCGTCGATGAGATGACACTCCATGTCGCTTGCACCCTCCCAGGGAAAAGCATCTGCTCCGTGCTTACGGTGGTCACGGCTCTTGCCTGGCCAGAAGTTTCTGCGGTCATCGTAAGATGTGCGGCAGAGGTCGAAGTATGCTTCTAGTTCTACAACTGTTTGGTCGTAGGCTAAACGTAAAGTGTTAATATCTGGCTCGTCCTGCAGGTAAGTCAGGGACTCAGAAACATTATCAGTTATCATTATTTGAGATTAATCTTTTTTGCACGGATTTTAATAACCGTATAATATGGGTCGATGATACGCCTATTGTATCACATAGCTCTTCATTTGTCACGGCAACAGATGTTTCATGTAAAACGTATCTACGAAGTATCTCCCAAGCGCACAATCTGTCTACCTGTTCTTTGCACCACTCGCGATTAAGAGTGATATCACACTCCTTTTCTGACGTATCTGTAACTTGTTCCACTAACATCTTCGATTGCTTCAAAGGTTACCTTTTTGCCAACTAGTTTACCTTGCCACTTTCGTGGGATAAGCATAGGCACTTTTTTGCCTATTTCTCCGTTGTGAACGTAGTTAAACTTTGGGTTAGGACACTCAGTCAAAACTATACCCGTGTAATGCTTGGGTATGATCTCCTCTATCATAAATGAATCCTCAAGGATTGCTGTGCCTTCCTCGGTTACCCAAGTGTTTCTACCTCTTCCTGTCAGCGAACCCTCTGGCAGCTTTTCTACAGCTATACGCATAGCCTCGTCAAAGTCTACCTCTTGTTCCTCTGCTATTTTCACTAGTTTCTTTTTAGGCATTAATACCCTCCTTCTGATCTTCTTGTTATTGTCATTGAGGTGTCAGAAACGTAGTCTGGTCCATATCCGTCATTTATCATGCGTAAATAACGTAGAAGGTCAATCCAGTCCTTCAATGGTTCGTCTACCTTTCCTCTGTGTCCCCAGTTAATTAAACTCTGTATTAAATTACCGCACGACGAATGTATCTTCAAGATGGGTCTGTTGGCATCATCTATCTCTGCATCCGGGTTGTAGCGCATCCATTCATCTAGCCCAGATAGTCCTGTTTCAATGTCTGACCCGCTAGATGGAATGAAATACATACCCCTAACCGCAAAGCTCTCAAACAGGTCTGTGTTGTTCTCGTTCTCTCTGGCAAAGAAGCGGGAGTCACCTATACGCTCATACACCTCTACTCCTAGGTCACTTTCTATGTCTAAGAACTCATCTATGTAAGCCTGGACATCATAGCCCAACTTCTTGGCTGCTGGACCAAACCTCCACTTGGGATCACCTGACAATGCCCACTCTCCGTAACTGTCTCTGTCTGGCCACTCACGCAGTATGGTGATAAATCCATTCTTGTCTACAGCAGCCCATATAGCCACATAGTTCCTAGCACCCGCAGGGTCAACAATCTGATACACAGTGTGTGTGTCCTCCCTAATCTCAGGCATCTCATTTGTTACATGGACATTGGTATTGAAGTATGGGAACAGGGTAGTCATCGACTTGACTGGCACTCCATATGCACGGGTTAGTATCTCCTCCTTTGGTCTGCCCTGCAGGTCTTTGGCTATACGATCATAGCCACCGAAAGGGTTCTCATCTGTGTGCAGATAGACAATGCCAGCATCTCTGTTGACACTATACTGCTTTACAGGGACAGGCTCGTCTAGCAACTCTGCGTGTTTAGTCTCCAAAATCTCTGCATCTCTTAGATAGTCAGCAATAAGTTCTGTGTAGCCATCGATGGGAGTAAACCCTGTAACTAGCCTAGAGTCCCTGGTAGCTAGACGAAAACGCTGTGTATTGATAAGCGTAGAGTCTCCTAGATACTCGTCATTACCAATACCTACGTTCTCTGGGTGGTTGCCTAGATTGGGAAACCCAAACTCAAAGCCCTCTAAGATGGTATGGTTATTACTAAACTGCGTATAGGTCTTGAAGTCTACACGGGTTCTGGTATCTGGAAAGATAAACGACTGCCCGGTAAAACCATTCTGCATAGAGTAGTTGATGTAGCCTTCGATGCCCTTAGTCTTGCGTTTAAACTCCTTGGGCATAAACTCCCATATGGCAGCCTGTTGAACCTTTACGGATGTATCAGCATTCTGTGAGAACAATACTACGTGTCCATCCATGTGCTTGGTAATGGACTCCATAAATATCTTAGCCATGCCCGTAGTCTTAGCACCACGATTACCACCAAGAACCAAAACCTCGTTATACTTAGATAAAGCCCACCTGATCCTATCCCAACTAACTAGATTGACCCCATGACGCAAGGGATCATCTAGGGTAAGCTTGATAGCATCCTCTCTTGCCTTCCATACGTCATAGACGGCTTGCGCCCCCTTCGAGTCTAAAAGAGCCTTGAGCCTTCTTTTGTCGGGCGTAGGTATCGTTGGGTGCTTAGTCCACTGCATCGTCTTCTAAATCATCTTGGTCGTTTTCAAACTCCCACTCAATCTCTATATTGTCATCACTAATCTCTAGTTGCATCTCACGCAAAAGCATTCTCCCTGCTGGCAAATGGTTGTAGTCGTAAAATATTTCACCCTGCTCATTCATAACAATGAAGCAGTAGTTCTCAAAATGCTCCCCCAGTATTCCACGAATCTGATCGTAGATGGGATCATAGCTTTCGTCTATCAACGACTTAGCCATCCTCCTCTACATCTATTACCTCTGCCTCCGGCAGCGCGTCTATGAGGCTCATGGCCTCCTCTGGGGTTGTTATATGTCTTACCTCTATCTTCTGCACATTGTTCCCCGTTACATTATCAAAGGTTCTGTGCAGTTTCTCCTGTGCTACCGCTAGGTTAGCCAAGTCCTTAGTTTCTGCCTTCTTTATCTTCTCCTCTGCTTCAGCAGAGCCGTCTAGGTAACTAGCTGCTATCTTCTCACCTATGCTACTAATCTCATCTATGGTCGAGGCTAGTTGCATAGCCCTCTCTTGCCTAAACACCCTAGCCTCGTCGCAGGTCTTTACTATGCCATTGATGCGCCTGGCTATGTAATGGTGCATATCCAACTCCTTCTTTACATCGTGCATACTGGAGCCGGCTAAGAACATAGAAGCCGCGGCAAGCCATCTCTGAGGGTTATTGTTAGCCAGACTATTCTTAGCCGTCCTCTCCTGCTCCATAGCAAGCATAGGGGCAAGCGCATCCCTCATCCTATCCTTTAAATCTATGCTCGTTTCTTCAATACTCATACCTGTCCCCATATCTATCCTCTAAACTACTTCTATCTATCTTAGGTTCTACACCTATGTATGGCTCTTGTCCCAACTGGTATTGTACCCTACCATTAGCCAACTTCCTTTTACTTAAATAACCATAACTCTCTAATTCTCTCATACCCCGTTGTACACTCTTAGTCTCGTCCTTGTTATCCATTGCTATCCTCTTAGCACTGAAGTCCCAGTTGGCTGGCTTTGACTTCATATACGCCCATATGCCCTTAGCCTTGAGACTCAAGCGATCATCTTCCCATATACCTTCTCCGTCCTCCATCAAACTCCACGCAGGGTTATACCTCCACTCAACCCCATCTAATAACGATTTCATACCCAAAGGTGTAAATTGCACTTTAGGGTATGTCAAGCTTTAGACCCAAAGGTGCAAAATGCACCTCATAAGGATACTATAAAAATATAGCCCAATTAGATTACATTTTTTAAAGGGCAGATTATGTATATATATACAATACAGTGCGCGACATACTGACTCCCCCCACCCCTGTTTGCAAAAAAATTGCTTTGCCGGGTCGCATTGCAAGCTTGCCCGGGATTACGCGGCAAGATTATGTAGAAAGTTTTCTTTTACTAGGCTGGGATATATTCTCACATCAATTCAACATGACAAGGCCGCAAGAAAGCTTGCCATTGTATCAGTTAAAAAAAGTTTAAAAAAACTATTGACAGCATGCATTTGAAAAGTTTTAACGGGCATTAGTTAAGCGCATTTGCTTAGCATAAACCTAAAAGAAAGTAATATAAATGAAAAGCTACAAATACCAATCATTAAATGAATTCCTAGGTCAAACTGATTTTGTATGGCATTTAAGAAACGACATACAATCTGCAATTGCAGGAGAGGCCGAGAGAGACGGTGAAATTGCCAATTTCGACAAACCTTTTTACTCTCAAAAATTAGAGGCAGAAACGAAATCCCGTATATTAGACGCATTTGCGCAATACGGAATTAATCTGTAAACCAAGCGCAATTGCTTAGCATTAACCATAAAAGAAAGTAATAAAAATGAAAACAAAGTTCGAAACCATACAAAGCAAAGTTGAAACCATAGCAAACGAGCGTTCCGCATGGGCGCGGGGCGTGAAAGATTACGCTCTTGAACTATTGGAAAACCTAGAGAGCAACCCAAGTCTTATTAATGAATTTAATGACGGCATGCCAATTAGAGAGAAAGACCTTTTAAGCGGGGCTTCCGATTGGTTTGAGTATAGCTATGGGGGTTGCTCTAGCATTTATAATCAAGATATTGCCGAAAGACTTTGCACGCCTAGCGAGCTAAAGAAAACGCGTCAAGGCGATCGCAACCCAAACGCAAGAGAGGATTGGATGCAATGCCAAGCGCGTGCATTGGGGCAAGCTTGCCACCTTGTATTGCGTGCGGCTAAGTTGGCCTAAAGACCAGCAAAGCAAAGCAACCTTGCGCCCTGCGTTCCCTATACGGGGCGCGGGGTTTTGGGGTAGGTAATAACGCCTAAATAATAACTAATAAAAGAAAGTAATATAATGGAAAACAAAGCAATAGCAACAATACCCTTTCAGGGGTTCTACGATAGCTTATATTCGCATGCCATAGATAGTGAGATAGAAAACTCTATTGACTACTATTATAAGGAATATGAGCTAACGGAAGCGCAACGGGATACCCTCGCAAACGGATACCTAGAAAAGAATACTAGCGAGTTCTACTATAATGTAGCCAAAGATTACGCAGAGTCTTTTATCTACGAAATAGAGAGAGAGACGGGGCTATCTTTAGATGCTAGGTTTGAAAGTATGGAAAGCCCTAAGGAATATAATTTCCAGACAGACAGGCTCTTTATTGAATTACCAGAGGCTAGCGCGGTTGCGTTTGTAA